TGATGTTGTTGGCGATGCTCGCTTCACAGAAGACGTTGTATTTGAGCGTGATATCGTAGTTGAAGGAGATGGAGTTCTTGCAGAGATTAGAACCGCTGCTACAACAGGAACATTTAATCTTATTACCGATACTAATTTCACTGGTACACTAAATTTTGCAAATAATGCAAATATTGCAAATCTAATTAATGGTGCCGAAACAGTAAGAATTGCTGATGTTACTACCAATGAGCAAACTATTAGTATTGGCAATAACTCTTCCAGCAATACTTTCAACATTGGTAACAATGTAACTGGCGATCAGTTCTTCTACTTCGGTAATTCTTCGGATCACAGCAACTTCTTCATTGGTAACACTTCTGATGCTTCTCCTACTAACATCAGCAAGATTGTACTTGGTGGTGCTTATGGCAATACCAACCAAGATCAATCTTATGTAAGAATTGGAACTCAGAACCTCCGTGTCGATGGTGATATGTGGCTCGGATTCCGCCGCCAAGGTGGAACTGCTGAACTAAGATCACAAGCATCTTTCGTCAGCTTCTTCTCGAACTCTGGCGGTCCTTCGACAATCAACTTTGCAACTAACGCATCTGAAGTCAACATTGCGGGTCAAGGTGGTACAACTACAATCAATAACTCATTACATGTTATTGCTTCTTCTAAGTTTGATGGTAATATCCTACTTTGTGGTGGTCTTGCTTCATTCTCCTTCATTGGTGATAGGGCGCAAATGGGATCAACCATCTCATCTCATCAAGATGGTGTAGAACCAGACGGAACATTTACAAAGAATGTTGATATTCTCAATGTTTTAGTATTGCAATCAACTGATGATGGATATAATGCAATTGATACTGCAGGTAGTGGAACTTGGGGCGGAGCAGCAGATCAAGAGTCGGAAACTTTTGATAGCGATGCTGAACCTCAGGATATTCCAGTTCTAACTGGTGATGAATATTATCTACCAATCAAGAACTCTCCAAATAAATCAAATGGAGATCCATATCTTGTCACTGGAGATTATATTATTATTGATAGCGCAGTATCTGCTAGCGGTCACCCAGAGATTGTTCAAATTCTTGAAATCGTAAGATCTGTTGCTCCTTACTACCTAAGAGTAAAGCGTCGTCCATTTGGCGCGTTCGGTGGTGTTCTAAGCAATCATCCAGATACGACACCAATTTATAAGGTTAATGTTCAGTTTGACGCTACATGGTTGGAAACACCAGTTGATGGTGCTGGAGCACAAGATAACTTCTATCTTGCTGAATTTGGTGGAAATCTAACCACCAATGATTATATTATTGTAAGCAGAAATGATTCTACTGGAACTCCAGAGTATGTTGCTGTAAATACACCAATATCACAAGAAGTTCAAAAGTTTAGAATTAATAATGGTGAAGATTGTGATGATACATCTGGTGATGTATTTGTTGTTAACTCTATCACTGGAGAAACAACAATCGGTGGTAATGTAACCATAAACAATACGCTTAAAATTGCTGGTGGTTGTGGAACACTTAGTAACATTACATTTACTGCTAATAGTGAAGTTCAGAGCAATCTGCTAACCAACGTTGTTGTTACAACTCCAGATAAGACTATTTCCGACCTCCAAGTTGGAGATTACATCGAAGTAATTACAAACGAAGCATCACTGCAACCTCGTTTCGATACATTTATTACTTCAATTGATTCTGTTAATAATAGAATATTCCTAAATGAATTGATGGCGGGTGGAGGATCCGCAAATGTTACATTTGCTGCTCGCAGAAATGAAAAATTTGTTCTCACGAATGGAGAAAATGTACCAGTATTTGAAGTAGATACTTGCACTGGAACAACTCACATCGGATCTCATTACGCAAGAGTTGAAATTAAATTTGGTGAACGTGGTGTTTATACAAATAGCATCACTCAAACTACCGATATTCCAACGGCATTTGATAATGGAGAAATTGAATTGGCTTATGGATTCTGGTATGATCCTAAGATTCTAGATGATGGTGGTCCAGATACTACGATTAGAGCAACAGTTGCTGGATCTTCAAGTCAAATTCAAATTCCAGTTCAATCTCTTGGTGTTGGTGATGGTGCCTTTGCTGTCGGTGATTATGTCTTTGTTGGTACTCCAACTGCTGCTTCTACTGGATCTGGAACATTTGTTGTTGGTTATATTAATAACATTGTTGATGATGAAACAAACCCAACAATTGTTATTCAAGCACCATCTAATGGACTTACTACAAATGAACCATTTACTGCATCTGATGATGTATTTGCGACTGGAAATGTAGTTAGAAGACTAATTAAGCACACAGAGTTTGCTAGAATTATTGATTGTGAAATGAGAACTAGAACTGTTTCTGGTGCTCAATCAACATATTGCTCTATTATTCTTGATAAAGGTTACATTGTTCAACAAAAACTAGATTATCTTGGTTGGATTGTCCTAACAGATTCTGCACATAGAGCACATACTTGGGCTGCTGTTGATGGAAGACTTAAAGGTATTGTTCATACTGCAGTTATGGACGAGCAGAGAAAAGATGGTGCAATTGAATTTAGATCTGGAAAACTGAATATTGCATCCGATATTGATATGGTTGGAGGAAGCCTTCAGATTTTTGACTCTGTTAATCAAACTAGACTATTTGGATTTGTTAATGATGATGGTCATGCAGATCACCAAGGTTTGCTATTCTGGGATGCTGGTGTTGTTGCTCGTGGTGACTTCTACCTCTTCAGTAGTCAGGATCCAGAGAATGTTATCGAAAACCCAGATGAAGAAATTCCATCATTCTCTGTTGATAACTTAGGAAATGTAACTGCAGACGCAACTCTAACTGTTACTGGTAGATCAATTGCTACACCATCTACAACTCTAGAACAACTTTCCATCCAGAATCTAGGTCCAAACGGATCCCAGAAATTTGCTGTCAAGCAAGATAGTTCGATCGATGCATTTGGTTATTCTAATTTCTGGACTGCTACTGGTGGTACTCACACTAGATATATCTCAACTGCATCTGCTGAAGAAGATCTAACTCTACTTCCTAACATTATTTACATGGTAAATACTACAGCATCCTCAACGCTTGTAGTTACTCTGCCAACTTCACCAAAAACTGGTGATGTTGTGAGACTGATTGATGTAGGTGGTAACCTAAGTTACAATACTTCCCTTGTGGTTAGAACTGCTGAGTCTTCTGGGGTTAAGATCCAAGGAGATAACACAGGAACACTACTTGGCGGTAGATTGACTCCATATCCTTCGGGAGAAATGGTAGTTCAAACACCTAACGCAGCATTCAGTCTTGTATATCTCGGATCGACTGATAGCAACGGACAAGTTGGAATTCCTTCCGCAGTCCAAGGATGGTGGTTAATGGAGGTCTAATAGATGGCAAGCTACAATAGAATTAGGGCATCGAAACAGTCTCCCATAGGGACTATCATGCCCTGGGGCGGTTCGTCCAGCAATTCAAAACTAAATGAAGATTCTATCCCACAAGGATGGTTAGTTTGTAGGGGGCAAACTCTTTTAGCTAGAGACTATCCTCTTCTGGCACAACTTCTTGGGAATACTTATGGTCCATTTCAAGAACCAGGAGGACCACCAGTTGGAATTCAAAATGATTATCCAAATTATGATGAAGATGATTTATTTACTTTACCAAACCTAAACAACACTGGTATGGTTGATCTTGAGGGATCTAGACTTCCTCCAGAAGATCAATTAGTAGTTGGGGAGTATATAACCGAGAATGGTGCTGATGCTACTCCACCAAACATTTCTTTATCATATATTGATGTAAATTTTGCAATTGAATCTGATTCTGCTCTAAGTGGAAAGATTACTGGAATTACTATTGAAGATCCAGCATATTTTGCTACTGGTAGAATTATTCCTAGGAAATTAGGTATAGATCATACTCCAGGTCATAGTCACCCACAACCAGCAGATGCAGATTCTAAATATCCATCTGCAGTTCTTGGTGGTGGTTACGTTGGACTATTTGAAGCTGGTAACTTTGATGTTCAAGACTCTGAATACACAACTGTTAGTGCTGAAGCTGTAAATCCATCTGAAAGCGGTGCCGATAGATTTAATCCAGGTACTGCCCTGGTTACTTGGTATGATGAAGCTTCATTTACACTTCCTACGATGAATCAGTTTAGGGACTTTACTGCTGCACCTGCTAACGTCCCAGCAATTCCAGGATCTTCAAGAGCTGTTAGTGGTTATGGTAATACAGTTGATTATGAAGATCCAAATACATGTATCATTAATGTTCAGCAACCTGCTGTTTCTTCTCCTTTTCCTCCTTCTGGTTTGTATCAAGGATTTAAGAACTTCTATAGTTCTGGAACTGTTGCTCCATCTAGAGGTGGTAGCACTCTGAAACCATATCCAACTACACTAAACCATAATGCTGATGCATGGAACTCAGAGTCTTTGGCATCTCACAATCATTTCACGATTGATCTTGCTATGACTAAGGGACAAATGAGAATTCCTGGAACAATTCTCATAAATAATATGACAACGGGAACTATCGCACCTGTTAGTGTTGATAAGGCATTAAGTGTTCAAATCAACCCAAATACACCTTCGGTTACAACTCTGATTATAATGAGGGCATACTAAATGGCAGTATTTTATAACAGAGAAAAATCTAAAATTGGGACTACAACTGGATCTATTATCAATTGGTCTCGTCAACTTACTTCAAATGATCCAGAAGATACAACAATTAAAACTCAATTGCCTGCTGGTTATTTGAGATGTGATGGTTCTATCTATGCTGCTGAAATTTTTCCAGCACTTGCTGAAGTTCTAGGAACAGGGCAGCAATCAAGATTTAGAAAACCAAATCAAACTCTGTTAGACAATCAGTTTCAGTTGCCAGACTTTGGATCTAAAAAAATCCGTGCTTCTAGCGGGGCAAACCTAGGAGATTATGTTGATCTTTATATTGAAGATGATAGTAATAATACTATTACTAAATCTGGTGTAGGTTTGGAAGTTCAAAGTAATATTGGAACTAGATATGAAATATTGTATCAGGGATCATTTTTTCTTCCAGGACAAACAATTCCAGTTACTGGTGAACCAGGATTTACAAGATCAACTGGTAACTATACTGAAACTACTGATGTTCAGCAAAATGCCTTTATTCCTCATGCTCATTTCCATGATGGCAATAGAACAAGAGTTGCATCATCTACTGGAAACGAGTATGCATCATTTGGTAGAAACTCTTATATTAGAAAATCTACTCTGTGTGTAATTGATTGGGCTAATAATACCAGACAAGATTTGTGTTACTATAATGCAACTAGAGTTAGACTATCTACAGTTGTTCAGCAAGAAAGTAATGCCGCTAACTGTAGAAGGACTTACTATGCTGGATGTTTTAGTGGTTGTGAATTTACATCATCTTATGAATGTTTAATTCCATCTGGATATACTTGTGCATTCCCAATTTGGTCTGGTAGTGGTGGCGGATGCCCTGGATCTGGTTCTCAAGAAACTGCTACATGTGGAAATATTCAATATCAAGGAACGGTCGCAGTAAAATGTGAATCGGTTGGATTTCCTGGTTGTGCTATTGGTGGATTTATCGCACAACCAAGAACTGGTCCTATTACACTACCTTCAAATTATGATGATTCAAACGTTCCTTTTGATTCGTTCAAAGATTCTGATCAGAATACTTTTGCTGCAATCAACAATGTTACCAACCAAGTAGAGGTAGTTGGTAATGATGGATCTCATAGACACTTTGTTAATTTTTCTGCGGAACCACATACATACCAAGTGAATACTCGTCCCACTTTTATTCCGTCTGCTAATCTTATTTCTACTATTAGTGTTGATGTAAATGAGGAGAATAAAGCAGATCAATTTGTTCAACCATATATCGTTCAAGAGTTTCTAATCAAATACTAATGACAGTCTCATATAGAAATAAATATACTGCATATAAGCAAGAAACCGATGGACAATATGCTCCAATTGGTTCAATTGTTTCTGTTTTGGTAGATGAGTACTCAAATGGATCACAATCTCCTGAGTATGGATATAAAAATTATTTGTATTGTGATGGCAGAGAACTAAAGATTAGAGATTATCCATATCTGTATAGTGTAGTTGGAAATACATATGGTGGATTATCTACTGTTACAAAAAAGCAACCAACTGATGCAGGTGGTGTAACTAAATTATATTGGATAAATGGAAAAGCATTTTTCAATCTTCTTCAAGATGGATCGGTTTCTGATTCACTAAAATTACCATATCCATATGGAGTTAATTTTAGAATCGTTGATGACACAACACGTACTCCCGCTGGAAATGGAAGAGGTGGACTTGACGCAACTAATTTCCCATATAATACATTTTTCTCTACAAAAGTACCAACTGAAAACGTAACATCTTATGTTGGCCTTACTGAATATGCATATGAGATAGTATTTCCATCCAATGTAACTCCAGTACCAGGATCAACGATTAATTTTACTTCTGGAACTCATCCAACTATTGAGTTTAGAAAATCATTTACAATAAGAGATTTTCCTTTTCAGGTTGGAACTTTTAAATTGCCTGATTATAGAGATAAAATTATTGTTGGTTATGGTGCTGTGGATGGAGAAGGATCTCCAACTGTTGAAAATGCTCTTATTAATAATGTTGGTCAAACTGGCGGCAGATGGTACATTTCAAAAGATGATCTTTTAGATGCTGGACTATTTTTCTCGGTTGGTAATGTGAGAACTACTGGATATACAAATATTACTGCCGATGTCTTTACTTTTATTACTGGATCTGTTGAATATACTTTGGGTCCAATAGATGACTATATTTTTAGTAAACCAGTTGAGCACTTTCACTATATTTTATCATCTGAACCAGACGAAGGATTGGAAGCAGAATTTGGATCTTCTCCGTCAGATCAATATGCTGTTCTTTACAATAAATCTAGATCAAATATTCAACCATTTGAACCGCAAGGAGCAAATGGATTGGCATTGGGACACTCTCATGGTATTTCGGCAGAACCATTAAACGACCCCAGACTAGCAACATACGGAAACGTTGCTGGAATTGGAGGTCAGGATCCTAATGTTCCAGCTGATATCAACTATGATGTTAATGATCCTATTTTAACTGGCGGAGCTGTTTATAGTGGTGTTTCTTTGGAACTTTATGGAACTGGTTCTGGTGAGATTGGAGGATTCTCTGCTCCTGCTGTAACAGATAGAGGCGATAGATACCTAGCATTTGGATATGGCAACGATGGTACTTTTGGAGCTTCTTTACAGACAAATAGATCTGTAACTTATACTATGGATTTTACTGGATATACTCAGTTGTATATCTTTGCTATCTGTGGCAATGACAGCAATGGTGGTGAGAGACCAAACAATTCAGGAGAGGGATTGCAAGTTACTATTGGTGGTCAGACACAAGAAATTATTCCATCTGGACAAGATTTTAATAACGCTAATGGTATTTCTGGGAATTTTGATGCATATGATGCTGTTTATGCATACTGGACGCAGAGTTTCATAAACATTCCTGCTGGCAATCAGACAACAGGACAAACAGTTACAATTTCTCAAACTTGTTCTAATAGTGGTGGTGGAAATGAACTCCAGTCTGGCAATGAAGGAAGTCCAAATGCTCTTGACATGTTTGGTATTCAGGCTATTGGACTTCGTGGTGGGATTCCAGAAGAAGCGGAAGAACCTAATGGAGTATATCCAGTAACAGGTTCTCCTCTAGTTACTGTTACTAGTTTAGTTTACGATTCCGCAAATGGATATGTTGTTGCAAGTACACCTGCTCCACATGGTTTTGATTCTGGAATGGTTGTCAATGTTAGTGGAGCAGTTCCAAGTGCATTCAATGGAGCAATTACTATTCTTCCAGATCAACTAAGCAATACGACATTTACATACGAACCACTATCAGTACCATCTCCAACAACAGCAACAGGAACAATTACTGCAAGAATTGCATCTGGTAGCTTTAGTGATGTTACTGAAATTCCCCCACCAAAAGTATATGTTATCAATGGAAATACTATTATTGGAGAAAAGCCAGATATCTTTGAAATTCCTGGTACGGGTGTAATTTTCTATGACCAGTATATTACCAGTTCTGGAACTATAAATGCCAGTGCAGTTACAACAACTGCTGGATCAGCATTCTCTCAAGTTACTGTAAACTTAGTTGCTCCAGGTGGAGGTGGTGGTGGCAGCTTTGGTGCTGGTGGTGATGCTGGTTATGCATATGCAACATTCAATTTTAAAGGATCTAACTATACCATTTATGCATATGGTGGCGACGGTGGTGCTAGTGGAAATAATGGTGGTACAGGAGGTGCGGGTGGAACTTTCTTGATACCTACAGCATTGATAAATGATCCAGATTTTCAATATAGTGGAACAAACGGATTGAGTGGTACTACTGGTGGCAGTGCTGGAACTGATACAGCAACGGCTAGTGGTGGGGGAACAGATAATGCATATGGAACTGGTGGAGATGGTAAATCTACATCTTTCACAACAACTTCTAATGGAACCTGGGAAACTTTCACTAGCAGTGGAACATGGACTGCCCCAAGTCCATCAACTGGCGAAACCTCCAGAAACGTTCAAGTTCGAATTGCTGGTGGTGGTGGTGGAGGTGGAAATAATAATTCTAATTCTGGATGTACTTCTGGAATTGGTGGATCTGGAAATGCAGGAGCTTTGCTGACTGCTACATTAACTCAGCAACCATCAACACTTACATACACTATTGGTAGAGGTGGAGCAAGAGGATTTAATGATAAAGATGGTAATACTGGAACTGGATCGGAAGCTGGATCATCTACTGGCGGTCAGGGTGCCGCAAATGGTGGTAATGGAGGTCAGGGTGCATGGGGCAATGGTGCAACCGCTGGTGCTGGCG